ATCCAGGATATGGTTACGGCAACTGATAATTTCGACCTCCCGCAAGAATGGCTTCAGGCAATCAAGTGGGGACTCGCGGATGAACTGTCCCTGGAATATGGATGCCCTGCTGATATTCGTGGGGAAGTTGCGGCGAAGGCTGCAAAGTTCGTGGATGATTGCTTTAGCTACTCGATGGAAGAGTCGAGTGTGTATTTTACTGTTGATCCGACGGGACGCTGAGCATGAGACTTCCTTTAGCAGTTGGATACGGGCCGCGGGATTCGGGAGGGTTGAAGGATGAAGTCAGCCTTAACGCGTTTGCGGAGAGTGGGGTTTCGGGGCAAACTTTTGCGATTAAAAGACCTGGGACAGGAATCGTGCAGTTTTATCCGCCGAATCCAGAAAGCTACACAAACATCACTGTTCCTACAGGTATAGCTCAGGGAATTTACCAGCTTGAGGAAGATATTTATTTTATCGCCGACGGAGTTCTGTACTACTGTTATGCCAGCAATCACGGGTACGGATCAGCAGGACAGGCGGCGGAATGTCCCCTGAGTGGTGGTGCATCTGCTGGACATTATTTCTTTGTCCAGATTCCTGATCATAATCACGCTAAGAGTTTCTTTCTGAAAGCTACCACAAAAGCCTTCCGTGTGTACGATATGGTAGCTACGGCAGTATCCGATGTCGATTATCCTGAAACGACTGTCCCCGGAGCAGCTTATCTGGACGGAACATACTATGTGATGACTCCGAATGGTCAGATCTATGGGTCAGAGCTAGAGGACCCACTAACCTGGTCTGGTCTCAATGTGATCAAAGCGGGATCGATGCCTGACTCTGGAGTAGCTATACGTCGCATGATTAACTACGTAGTGGCGTTTGGAACCTACACGACGGAGTTCTTCTACGATGCAGGGAATCCGGTAGGGTCTCCCCTCCTTCCGGTCACGAACGCAATTGCGCTGGTCGGTTGTTGTCAAGCGGATTCGATCGCGGATACGGAGAACACTCTGTACTTCATGGGTGTAACGAGACAGCAAGGACGTTCTATCTACCGCTTTAACGGGACTGTTCCGGAGAAGATTTCTACTCCCTTCGTGGATCGAGTGATTTCTGCAGATGGGTTGAGTGAGGTCTGGGCTTACTTCGTTAAGATCAATGGACATCCGATGTATGTGCTGACGCTGAAGGATTCTGCAATAACTCTGGTATTTGACACAGCAATGAATACCTGGCATAAGTGGAATAGTTTAGTGCCGGATACGTGGATTGCGGAGGGCGACTGATGGCTGCGAATATAAGATACCAGGAACAATATGCGTTCGTGAAGTTTATAGCGCATGGACTGTCGGATGGAGATGTGATTGATGTCCGAAGGGCTACGAACTCGGTTTATAACGGAAGGTTTTTCTCCTTGTTTATCGACGATGATCATTTTGCATACTATGTCGGAGAGCAAACAATCGACCCAACTATTCTGGACGATGGAGATCCTGGAGTTCCAATTCAGATTCGTTCGTATTCTCCCACCTACTTTACTGGGGTTTTTTACTCTGGCATTGGTTTGCTTGATCTGGTTCAGGATTATACAACTGGGTATCCGCTCACACTGGCTATGAGCAATACTTACGATGTGATTCCTGACGCAGTTAGTGGGGGTACCTAATGGCTATTACGTTTACAACTACTCCCATCGGGATAGTTATTCGGACAGCGCAAATTGATGGACAAGTTCCTGATACGAAGTTCTTTCCGGAGACTACACTGATCTGTGGGAAAGAAAATGCAACTGCGTGGTTGCGCTATTCGGATGATGACTATGAAACGTGGTCCGCGTTTCTTCCACTGCATATGTGGCTTGCGGCTCCGCGAGTTCGGCGTCTGGGGTCAGGTTATCGGAGAGCCTTCGAACTCCGCCATATTGATGAAACGGCCTTTCGCTCTGAAGGGTTCGATCTACTTGTTGAGAAGGGAGTCCAATAATGTCTGCTGCACAAGGCCTGAATGCCTATTCGATTCACGCGCAAGCAACTCCGTACACGGAGACTGCTGATTATCGGGCGAAGTACAATACGAGGCCGGCAGCTCAGGCTAGCTCGACTGCAACGACAACTCCGGGGGTGGTAGCGGCTCCAGCAACGGCAGCTCCGATCGCACGGACGCCGACTCCACAGGAAACTGCAAACACTAAGTACATGCCGCAACTGGATGCGCAGATGGCAAAGGACCCGAGTAATGGGTATGCGGATCAGTTGAAGATCCTGATGACTGGACAATTCTCCCCGAACGACCCGAGTTATGCTTGGAGGTTTCAGCAAGGGCAGCAAGCAGTTGAGCGGAGTGCGGCAGCGAAAGGATTGCTTCAGTCTGGGAATGCTGCGATCGAGCTGCAACAGTATGGGCAGGGGATGGCGAGCCAAGAATACGGTGCGCAATTCAATCGGACGCTGAGCGCAATGGGAGCCTCTGAGAGTGCATTTCAAGCGAGCTATAATAGGTTGGCAGAATTGGCGGGAATGACGACTGGAATGCAAGCGAATTCGCAGAACACGAATTACAACTACTCGAATCTTGCGGAACGTGCGCAGAATAATCAGCAGCAGATCGGGCTTGGTTATGCTGGACTTGCAGCAAGAACGCAGGATAACCAGGGACAATTAGCTGTTCAGCAAGGACAACTCCTGAACCAAAATCGCGCAGCGAATCTTCAGGAGCAGCAGTATCGGGATCAGAAGCAAGCTGGAGATAATCGAGACGCAGCTTTTAAGGAAGTGCTTACTAGTCGCGGTGTAGGTTCTAACGGGTATGATCAGTGGGGGAATGCAGTGAATCCGTTTGTCTCCGTTGGAACGACGGAACCAGGAGCTGATGCTTCTATATACGGCAGCATGTCTGGTTACTATTAAGGAGAATGACATGGCTGGATTTATGGAAGGTTATATTGGCGGGTTGCAATTTCTTTCTGGTCTGCAGGATATGGATCAGAGGAAGCAAAAGTTCGATCTGGATATACAGGACCGACAGCAAGCAGCTTACGATAATCGGCAGGAGCGCGACACGCTTGCACGAGTGTTTAAAGCTAGGGCGGATGATCAGAGCACTGTGGACACCTTGAGCATGAACAATCGACTGGCACAACAGTATCAACAAGCTGGTTCTGAGATCATGCAAAATGATCCAAAGCTTGGTATGCAGATGCTGAAGCAGGCGGACGAGTTGAGACTGCGGGTGCAGAATGCAGCGTTGGAACAGGCGCAGACTGGACTGGTGCAGGATAAATTACTTGCTGGGCGTGCGGCGAATGTGTTTGATCAGGGGTCCCTTGACTCCTTCATTGGGGACATGGCGAAGGCCGGAAAGGTCATTCCGACGAAATATCAGGTATGGAGTCCCGAGACTGAGAAGTGGATTGAAAAGCAGTCGATGATGGGGGCGACTGGATTGCAGCAGAAGCAATTGGAACTTTCGGTTGCGCGGGAGAAGAATCAAGAGGCGCAGTTGAAAGAGCGAGAAGCTCGGGATCGAACAAAGGAACAATACGAGGCTGCCCGAGAAGCAAGACTTCGTGAAGGACTGGAGTTGAAGACAAGGGCGGCTACAGTAAAGGCTGGAAGCGAACTTGGGTTGAAAGGAGAGAAAGATACTCTCTCCGAAATTTCCACACTAGGAGCACTGGATGAAGATGGTAATTTTAAGAAACTTCAACCTGGACTGCAATCGGAAGCAGCTCGGGATGTTCGACTCCGTGCACAGAAACTGTATTCAGATAGTATGATGCATCTAGATCCTGATCAAGCAATTTCGAAAGAGGAAGCTTTGAGACTCGCTCGCGAGAGTGTGCTGGGGGAAATCAAGGCATCGGGAGGTTCGTGGAATCCATTCAGAAGTGTTGAGAGGGATTCGGGAAGTATGGCTCCACGTACTCCGGTGGTGCAGGGTAGACAATCTCCTACCAGCACGAAAGAATCTTCTGTTTCCGCTAAGCCAGAAATACAAGGCTTTAATAAAGTATTCTCAGACGCAGATTATGATGCACTACCTAGTGGGGCCAAGTTCAAAGGTCCCGATGGGGTTCTTCGGAGGAAGCCATAATGGGCTGGCAAGACGCACCTACGGTTGAAGAAGGTACTGCAACTCCTGCTTGGATGTCCGCTCCGATTGTGGAGGATGGGGCAGCTCCAGTTACTTCGATACAGAAGGAGCCGCCGAAGGAAAAGAGTGACTGGGAGATGGCGAAGGAGAGTCTCGGGAAGGTGATCGAACCTGCAAAAGGAACGGAGCCGGGAACGTGGGAATACTATAAAGGTATGGGCCGCGAAGCTTTCCTTGAGTCAAATCCGCTGGTTAATCTCGGTGCGTGGGCGATTAAGAAAGCTACGGGGCAAGAGACCGAAGGGGACCTTCAGAAGTATCCGGCGAAACCTGAGCCAGGGTTTGCTGAGAGTCTGAAGGAAGGTGTGAAGTTTATGAAGGATCATCCGCTGACTGCAACGGCGGAGTTGGCGAAGGGGTTGCTGTACTCGCCAGAACTCTCTGTGCTTGCGTTCTCCAAGGGTCCGGAAATGGTAGCGCAGGCAGCGGAGATGGCGAAGCTCGGCCGGGCTGCACGGGCTATAGCGGTGACCGGAGAGAGTGCACTCGAAGGTGGTGCGGCGATGGGTGGTATCTCGGCTGTTCAGCAAGCCGCTCAGAAGGAAAATGTAAATTGGGGAGAGGTTGGTGCGCAGGCGACGATAGGCGCGGCGCTAGTTCCGGCATTGCGGGGGATTTCAGCAGGACTGGAAGCCGGAAACAGGTGGGCGAAGAGCGGAAAGGTTGAGACTCCAGAAGCTCCCATGCCGGATCGGTTCGCAGACTGGGTAGAAGCTGGTGGTGAGATCCGGAGTCCGGGCGAGCAGATCTATCGGCAGCCAGATGTATTTCGGGATCTTCCGAGGGACGAGCAACTTAATGCAGCCACTCGTGCTGACCGGATGATGCAGGAAGGGGCGAGTAAAAAGGCTGCGGATGTAGCCACGAATAAGAATCCTGAACTTGCCGCAGCGATGGAAGCTGTGCGGAAGAGGAGGGCGAGTGCGAAGGAAAGCTTCGGGCGGGGTGTGCTGCAAGGAGAGGTACTTGGGCCGGAGACTCCGCGCGGCCCTGTCGAACTTGGTGTGACTCCTGCAGGAACTGACATGGTTCCAGGGGAGGCTCAAGCCAGAGCGAACTTCGAGAATCAGCGAAGACTTCAGAATGGCGAAGCCGATCCACGGTTGCTTGCTGCTCTCGGACTGACGGCCGGCGCAGGCATCCTCGCTGCAACCTATCCGGAACAAGCGAAGGAGATCGCAGGTGATTTCGCTCTTGGGGGGGCATTGCTGGCAACGACAGGGAAACTTCCCCAACCACTCCGGACGCTCGGAGGCGAGCTTGCTCAAGGCCGCTACACCCTCAAGACTCTAGAACGCCTTCCCCAAAATCGGACTGAAATTCCGAAGACGATGATTGAACAGCAACTCCGTCGGAACGATGTGCCGAAAGCGGAGCGGGATGTGCTGGAAGAGATTCTGAAGACGAAGGGTGAACAGGTTCCAGCGGCGGAACTTGTTCGTGATTTCCGTTTGGCTACGGGCGATCATACGCTGGAAGCGAAGGCAGAGAGTCGGTATGCGGACTATGGGCTGGAGAGAATTGAGCGAATTCCCGCAGATAATCTCCGTAATATCGACGCAGTTCCAAGTCCTCAAGATCCGGGAGCGCATCCCACCACCACCCTCTACCGTCTCCCCGAACATATGGAGATGTCTGACGCGAAGCACTTTCAGGATCCGAGACTGTTCGGCTGGACGCGGAGCTTCGAGGAGGGTGGAGTCAAGCACGTGGGAGAAGTGCAGAGTGATCTGGCGCAGAGAGCTGGGAAGGTGCTGACAGAGGGGGAGAGGGCGAATCTTCTGAATGAACTGGTTCAAGTAACCGACCTTCGGAATAAGATAAAGGAATTTACTCGGAATCCAGAAACCCCTCAGAGCGACTATATCAAGTTGTATGAATCCCTTCCAGAGCCTATCCAGCGACAGGTTATTAGTTCCGATCGCTTGTGGGATCATATCCAGGACGGAACGCATACTTTAAAGGATATAACTCCTGAGCGATGGGCTGATAAGTTTAAGGATTATGATTTTTATGCGGCGGATGTAAGACAGGCAGAGTTGCATTCTAAGACTCAAGAGCAAGCAATAACAACTAACGTCGAACCCATGCTTAAGCACTGGCCTCGTCGCCTGATCCGGGAGGAGTTGAATAAAAGTGCGGTCGAAGGGAAAGATGTCGTTCGTTTCGCCGATGCCGATACTGTGGCAAAGGTGGAGGGGGGGCAGGACAAGCACGGGGATTGGGAACAGCACTTACGCAGCCTTGAAGGGCCTGCCTACAGACAGTTTGAGGATACGCCAGCTCGTATAGAGGCGCATAAAAGAATGGAGCCGACGTCTCGCTTTGACAAGGGCCATCAATCTATCTACGACCGCTACAAAGGCGACATCGAACCCTATCTCAAGTCTCTCGACGGCAAGCACATCACGGACTCCTCCGGCCACGGCTGGTACGAAGTCCCGACGAAGAGTCAAGCCGGTCGTATCAACCAGTATGGAAAGGCTGATCCGAAGTTGCTCGGCGGGATTGCGCTGGTCGGTGCGGGTATGCTGGCGGGCGGTCTTCTCGCGGGTGACTCGAAAGTAGCTGGCGCCATTCTCGGCGGGATTGCGGGAGCAGGTTTGATGCGGCTCCCTCGAACCCTAGCCGGTATGGGAAAGACCCTCTCGTGGAAGCAAGCCACCTGGAATGCCGCCCGCGTCGGGGCTGTGCTTGGCGCAGGAACGTACATTGGTGGAAAGACTGGCGATCCGGTCTATGGTGCGGCAGTAGCTTCTGCTATCATTCTCGGCAAGGCTGCATTGAAGCCCGCTCGGAAGCTAACGACAGATCAGTTCATCTCCATCCGCAACGGGAACATCGCCTCGCAGCAGCGTATGACTGACAACATGGTTCGGGATATTAACACTGCTATTCCCGATCCCGCCCGCCGCGTTGCTGTATCCGAAGCACTGGATCGCGGTTCGCCTGAAGGACTCGCGCCGAAAGAGCGACAGGTCTACGGGTATGTTCGTCAGTTCCTGGATAATATCGGGAAGGAAGCGACGGACGCGGAAGTAATTAAGGGTATGCGGGCGAATTATATCTCGTATATAGTCGAACGCGATCCTACCATGACGCTGGAGCAAGAGAGTGGAATTCTCCGGAGGATCTTTGAGTCTGGGGAAGGTGGGTCGAGCGGCTCCCCGAACACCAGATTTGGAAAGCGTGGGAAGTATGAAACCTTCGACGAAATTAACTCGGCGCTAAAGGGAAGTGGACTTCGCCTCAAGACGCAAGATGTGGGCGAGATCGTCGGGCTGTATACAAAATCAATGCGGACAGCGATCGAGAACAAGATTCTTCTGGATAACCTGAAGCAAGCAAAGTCGCCCGCCGGAGAATCCTACATCGTGCGGCAGGATAAGAATAACAACATTCCGCAGGGGTATGAAAAGCTGAACCACCCACAAATGACAGGGTATGGAGTTCATCCTGATCTGGTGGATAGCCTAAAGGTGGTACTGAATAACTCTGATCCGAACGTGGTAACGAGAGGACTGCATGGACTTGCGATGGCTGTGAAGCGAGTACAAGTCTTCGGTTCTCTCTTCCATGCGAAGAGTCTGATGGAAGTCTACATCAACGCGATGGGAAAGGATTTTTATTCGACCAAGACTGGCATCAATATGAAGCCGATCAATGCGGCGCTGAAGATGTATCGAGAGGGAGGACTTGGAGATACGCTCGACCTGGGAATCAAGAACGGACTCTCGATGCAGATTCCGCTGGATGTAAGCCAGTCTATTATCGGGGATATTGGAAAGGCAGTTAATAACATAACCCCACGGCTGGTCGGAAAGGAACTGAAGATCGGAACTGCGGTTACGGATAAGATTGACTGGGTGAATGGGAAGCTGGATAAGCTGACTTGGGATTACCTTCATGCAGGGATCAAGGGGGCGGTCTTCCTGAAAGAGTTCGAGACCTTGATGCTTCGTAATGCGGAAGCGCATGCGGCGAACCCGAAGAAGGTTCCGCTGAAATCACGGGAACAGATCGCGCGGGAAGTAGCGACGTATGCGAACGATCTGACGGGCGGTTTGAACTGGTTCAACATCGCAGCGGATGCGAAGACTCAGCTTGGGCGAACGTTGGGAATGTTCTTCGCTGGTCCGGAAGGCCAGCGATTCGCTCAAATGCTTGCGTTCGCACCGGACTGGGCAGTCAGTACTTTGCGTGCAGGGTTCAAAGCGTTTGGGGAGAGTGACCGTACTCTGCTAGGTTTGTGGAAACCGGAGAATGCGACAGATCTCTATCGAAGGTACGCTCTCCGCTCGACCTTGTACTGGATGACACTCCTGAATGGAATTAACTATATGACTTCCGGTCACTCCATCTTTGAAAATAAAGATCCGACGAGGCTTGAGTTTGAGGATGGAACGTCTATGCAAGCAGGTAAGCACACCTTTGAAGCTGTCCACGCAGCAACTGATCCGGTTCGATTCGCGTACAATAAACTTGGCTTTGCCCCCAAGATGTTAGTCGACCGGATGTCAGGAAAGTCTGGCTATGGGGACACTGCACCGAAGTTTGAAACCTTCGCGGGGCACGCAGCTCAAGCAGCTCTCCCGTTCACAGTGAATACTGCGATGCAGCCGGGACTGACGCCGAGTCAGCGAGTCACGCGGCCGGTGGCTTCGTCTCTCGGATTCCCTGTGTACGGAACTTCCGCGGAACAGAAAGCCACTATTAAGATTGAACGAGCGGCTACCCAAGAACGTCGTAGGCAAATTCGGAAAGACTGGGGAGGTAAAGAATGATTGCGAAATTTCCCCCACCTCCGAACACTTCCAACATGGAGGATCAGGTTTGGAGAGACTGGTTCTATAAACTGTCTGTTGCAATGAACAGGGTTTGGGAAGTTACAAGTAGTCCTTCTCTTTTGGCACTGGCTAACGGAACCTATCCTATGTCGGGAATGAATGGAGAAATACAGGATGGGGATGTGGATGGGAACGAACAGATCTCTTTTATTACCATGCGTGGGGGTTCAGGTGGTAGTGGTGGAGGAGGATCGTCAGTCTCCACGCAGCTCGTTCCGATATTCTTTTTCTGTACTGACGACAATGATGATGGTTATGTTGGGCCGCCTTGGACAATGTAACGAGTAGCTTAGTAATATTTATCACTTAACCTGGAGAAAAAAATGGCTGCAAATAAAACTATTCGTATCGGTCCGTTGGCCTTGACGACTACGCTAACAAGTGATCTGTTGAATCCTCCGACGTTGACGGGGGGTGTGATGCCCTCCGGTGGTTCGAGTAATACGAAGACTTATCTTATCCTCCGCCATATCAGGATCAGTAACAAGACTGCTTCGGCAGCAACCTTCTCGCTCTGGCTCGGGGCGACCGGAGGTAATGTGGCAGGAACTGAAGTTGTAGGAACAGGGCAGAGTGTAGCGGCAAATAGCTATATTGACTGGTACGGAATGCTCAGGCTCGATACGACAGACTTTCTGGTGGGGGGTGCGGGTACTACTACGGCGCTGACTCTTGAGGCTGAAGGTGAGATTGGGGTGGCTTAATTATGACTGATGGTGAGTACAATCAACTGCATAGTCTTCTTTTGGAGCTCAGGGCAATAGTTCATGACCATATTGAACAGGAAGAAAAGCTTCGCCCGCGACTCGAAGAACTATTTCAGATAATGGAAAGATCCCACGGAGTTATCCTATTCCTGAAATTTCTCGCTTATGTTGGAGCTCCCGTAGGGGCCCTTATAATTTGGGCGAAGGACCATATTAAATAATAGGAGGTAACATGGCAGATATTAACTGGAAGAACATCATCGGAGTGATTGCTCCGACCGTAGCTACAGCGTTAGGAGGTCCCTTCGCAGGGCTTGCTGTGGAGGCACTCGGCGCAGCCTTTGGAATGGGAGGGGCGACGGAGCAGGAGATCAAGAGCAAGGTGGAAAGCGGGAGGTTATCCGGCGACCAGATTGTTCAGATCAGGATGGCGGAAGAAGCTCTCAAAACCCGAATGAAAGAACTTGACATACAGGAGCAACAATTATATGCCGGCGACCGTGATTCAGCTAGACGACGCGAGGAAGTTGTCCAAGATAAAACAAACAGGAACCTCGGATACCTTGTTGTTGGAGCTTTTATTACTCTGGTCTGTGCAACTCTCCTTGGTTACGCTAAGGTCGAGTCTGTCCTTGCTGGAACTCTTGTCGGCTACCTCAGCGCGAAATGTGAGCAGGTCCTAGCGTATTACTTTGGATCTACGAAGAGTGGTGAGAGGAAGACGGAGTTGCTTGCGAACAGTGTTCCGATTGAAGGGAGTACAAAATGATTCAAGATAGTGGGGATAGGTATGTTCCGTTCAATCCGGATGTGCTGAACCGGATGACGTGGGAACAGATGATTGAAGAGTCCGGTCGGATGGAGGAACAGGATAATCTGTGGAAACAGGCGAATGCGCAGAATGTGATGCAACTTGCGGGGCTGTTCGGAGGGTCAGATGTGCTTGGTCCGAAGGGACACAAAGCGTATCAGGATGCGACTGGTGGAAGTTTGTTTGGAGATGGAACGAAAGCTCCCCCGGAAAAAGAATCGGCCGCCCCGAGTTATGATAGAGCTATCGGAGGGCCGAATACGCAACTGACAAAATCGCGGGAGGAGCTTCGGAGTCAGGCGGAAATGATGGTGCGGAACGGGCGGCTGGGTACAGTGAAAGCAGCGGAGGAAGCTATTCGGCGAGACTGGCTGAACCGGGGATACAACGTCAAGTGATTCTCTTCTCCATACAATTCTCGCAATGCTGACACTGCATCTCACCTGAATTAAACCGAGCTTTAGCATAACGGACAGCTCTGGTTGTTACCCCTAAGCGGGCAGCAATCAGGGCTGTTCTTCTGAATCGGCGGAAGAAGACCCAGGCGCAGCAATAACCGAGACCGCTTGTGATTAGGTTCTCGACTGAGAAGGGATGCTTTTTCGTGTTCGCGTTACATTGCGGTATCGTGTTCATGGAATCACCAGATCAAGTGTCGATGAAGGATTCGGGCGACTGGGAGGAGGTTGGCGGAAACTCGTTTCACCTGGGCGGTTCGCCGCCCGCAGCCAGAACTTATCCGCCTTCTGTTCAAGAACAAGCTGGCCCGAGCGGATAGCCCCGGAAACAATCCCTTCGAAATCCCGGAAGTCCGTGAAGTGGGTGTAGACCATCCGATAGGCTTCATCGTAAGCAACGCCGCCCCGCCGGAGGACGAACTGGATGAACTTCTCAGCTTGGAGGGAAGTCTCCGTTCGGCCGATCCGAGAGAATACCTTCCCGATTGTTTCTTCCACATCTTCTAACATCATCATTGAGAGCTGGAGATCTTCGAGTGTGATGATCCGCTCGTCGCGTTGGGAGGCTGCAATGATCAGAGCGGTTTTGAAAAGGTGGGTCTGCTTGCGAGCGGCGTAGCCTTCCAGTACCGTATCATCCATCCGCTCTGCAGCTGTCTTCCAGAACGCTTCATAGATCGGACGATACCAGTCTCGAGCTTGCTTGGTAATGTTGTATGGACCGGCGATGTGGAGTGAGATATGTTCGAGATCCTGGATCAATTTTTTTCTGGTTTCGTCGTCGGAGGTATCTGCCATTTCATCAACGAAGGGGATATATCTTTCCTTCGTATCGGCGTAGACAAAGACGCAACGCGATGTGAATCCACCTCCGACGGTAGCTGCAGGCATATTGTCAGCGATCCAGTGGGGTGTAGTGCAAGCAAGCATGTTAATCCATGGAGCTTCAACTGTGTCGTTTCCAGACATTTTTGTGACTTTTTCAAACGTCCTTCTCCCATCCCAGAGGGTGATGTATAGGTTGACCATCTCGCGATCTTGCGGGTTGATCAGGGAACCCATTTCGGAAGCGACCAACGTGAGCGGCGACATCGTGTGCCATTCGTCTTCGTAGATGAAGGACTCGGACGAAGCAGCGAAGGCGGAGACGAGAGCGGGCCAAGTCACAACGTCCGGGCCGAACTTGATTCCGGGGACTTCTTTCAGCAGATCCATCGCAATGTCGGTGGTAGTGGATTTTGAAACGACTCCGGGCGGTGCGACGAAGACGATGTACATGTTGCAGAACCATTGGAAGCGCGCCATGTCGATCCAGACTTTTCTTCTCAGTGCCCCAGCTATGGCGGATACACCACTCCAAAAATGCATACGTTTTGGAGCCTCTGTAACGGAAGCATACTTGACATATGAATCTAACCAACTAGAAAAGTTTCGTTTCACTTGCAATGCCCCCAGGATTTTTCAGAGCAGTTAATCCCGACAGGGATAATGAGGGGATCATCATAAGGCACGACGATCTGACTCTCCTCCTTCATCCTCCGCAGACACCACTCTTTCTTATGCGTCGGGAACTCTCCGCAGAGAGAGTCGTGGACTTGGAGAAGAACCTTGACTTCTTTCAGGTTATTGTGGATGTTAAGCCAGGCTCGGTTGATAACATTGGCGACGGTGGACTGGGGAATCCAAGCAAGCGCTTCGGGGAGAAGACCATCTACGCGGTCGAAGTAGTAGCGACGGTAGCCGAAAGCGTTCTCGACATAGCGGCGGCTCTTGAGTTGCTCCTCGACTCGGTGATGCCAGGCTTTGATTCCGGGATTCGCACCAAAGTAGATGCGTTGGAACCGCTCGGCCTGGGCGACTGTGACGCCCGCAGCAATCGCCATGGTTCGTGCTCCGCCACCGTAGTTAGTATTTCCGGTAACTCCAATCTTTCCGTTGCGACGGAAGAGGAAAAACCCACTTGACGTTTTTGGGCAATAAACATCAGTAGCTGGTTTTTCGTAGCGAGTGATGAGCATGGAGGATACTCTTGCTTTTGTCCTGTTATTTACACCAGTTGTCCATAAATCCTGCCGATCCTCTGGTCTATTAGTACGTACAGAAAGACTAGCTGCTTTTCCCCTAAGATGGGCTATTGTAGCTACCCATTCAATATGCTGCTTATTTACTCCCATAACTTCTACGCGCCCAGTAGTTCCAAAATAACCATCCCAATGTGGAAGCTCATCAAGCCAGGCATCAAGCATTTCAGATGACCAATTCAATAGCCATGGGCCTGCATATTTAAGATGCCCGTATTTCCAGTTAGATATATAAACTGTATAATCTCCGTTGGATTCTACGCGATACGTATTATCTGGAAAAAGATCTAGCAGTCTGAATAGTTTTCTATCCTTGCGCAGGTGAAATGTAACACCATTAGAATCATTTAAAGAACCATCGGCTTGGAATGCCGCAATTTGCCTTGCTAATAATGGCCAGGAATCTGTATCGTTTTCATATAATCCACCTTTAGGTATGCGTAGAGATTTTGGCAGGTTCCAAGCTTGATAAACTTTATAGCCAGTTGAGTCAACTTCCCCTACAACTCTGTGATCCCAGGTCATTTCTTGCGACCAGCTCTCTCCTTCGAGAGAAACAAAATCAACGGCTTTATCTCTATGGTAGTAAGAAGGTATTTCAAAGGTTAGCTTCTCCTCAGACCAGATCATGATCGGGGTCCCGTCTTGGTAGTCTTCTACATTAACCCAACCTTTTGGAGTTAGTATTTCATGCCCCGCAGTTACGCATCCGTGGATGAAGGACTTTGCGAGTTGGCGTTCGCGCTTGTAGAGGGATCTGATTCGTGGGTATTCCGCGTGACCTTCACAGAGCCAGTCGAGATCCGGGAGTTCTTTTCCGGCTAGAGTGATCGCATTCAAGATGTGCATGTCGACCCCCTTGCGAAGGGCTTCCTTCAACGCCGGTTCCCCGGACTCCCACACGACAACCTGCATGTCGGCTCGGTCAAGGTCCATGTCGAAGAATGTGTAGCCTTCGTCAGGGATAAAGAGCTTGCGGACGTTAGGAAGGACGAGGCCATCTTCTTCCGAGCCGCTCGGAATGTTCTGGAGGTTGGTTCCGGAGCCGAAGGCGTTAGCGGAAGAACTGAACCGATACGTTTCCGTCCCGCAGATGTTGTAGGAGCACCGCATCCGATCATCCTTATCGAGTGGAGCAAGAACGAAGGTGGAGAGGAACACGCCGAGGGAGCGGTATTCTTGGATTGCTCGGATCAGCGGAATCGTGATCGGTTCCTTTTTCATGATCTTGACGAGAGCTTCATCGTCGCAGGTGATATGAGCTGGCGCACCTTTCTTTGCGCGCGACATGATAGGGGGGATGCCGAGATCGTTGTAGAAGAGCTTGGCCATCTGGACTGATGAGCGTGGGTTTAGCGGGTGGCCGAGGATTTTATTGAACAGAGCTTCACGCGCCTCCATTTCCTCTTGGAGTTCCATCGCGAAGAGATTTCTTCCCTTCTTATCAATTCGAACACCGATCTGCATAGCCTTGAGGACTGGCCAGAAGAGCGCTTGTTGGAAGTCCTCAACTTGTTGGAGACCCATCTGTTTGATCGCCCCAAGCTCATGAATTCCCACCTCGTCAGTGCGTACACAGTCAATACAGTTATACGACCAGAGCTGGTCTTCGCCCACATCTTTTGTCCAGGTTTTTCCATCGTCTTTCCAGTAAACGTAGTGGTCACAATACATTGAGGCTTGGAAGTCCAAGCGTTTCGGAAGGCCCGCCCACATAGTGTGGTGGGAAATCATAGTGTCTTGAGCTACGCGCGGAACGAAGTGCCAATGGCGGTAGGTATATTGCGCGTCGTAGAGGAGGTTCTGGCCACGAACCTTTGCGTTGGTGTGGGTGAGGATTTGGTAGATCAGATGAACGAGAACAGCTTCTTCTGCGACCTCCCAGTATCCGTCAATAGATTCCACGCACATGAAGGGAATGCTGATTGCGTCTTGGAGAGTCCAAGAGAAACCCGCACACGCGATGTGCCCGGCACGAGTTTCCAAGTCGAACGTGATCCAGAGTGGGCCGAGATTGAGCTGGGCGAGGAGGGATTCGAGGGAGGACTTGGCGAGGAGGAAGCTCGGGCGGATACGGAAGTTCCACTCGGGGATGTTAGTGTAGGTCTGTGTCTGGGATTCCTTCGCCGCTCGCCTCAGATCATTCACCATTACGGCGCGGAGATCAAACGCCCACTGGATTTGGGTCGGATGGTAGGTGGGGATCACCTTCGTCTTGCTCTGATCCCCGTCAATATTGAGCTGCGACCCGTGCCATTTCATCGCGCCCCAAGCGCCGGTCAATGCCCACGCTGCAGCATTTCCACAAGCGATGATGATGTTGGGCTTAACCAGCTCGATCTCGCGCATCAGTCGCTCGTACCCTTCCATGATCGGCTGGAGAACATACTTCCCTTTCCACATCGTATGGGAAGCAGTGATGTCCTTCTGCTTGTGTGCAATCCAGTTATTTATATCTCCGTGCGGCGGATAGCGATTGCAGAGATTCGTCGTGTAGCATTCCGAGCGCATGATACCTACGTCGTGGAGCATTCGGTTCAGTCGCTCGCCGCTCATTCCGAGGAAGGCTTCTCCTTGAAACTCTTCCGCCTCGGTGAAGTTCTCGCCGACAATCATGATCTTGCTGTTAGGTTGCCCAGTTCCCATGCGACTCATTTTAAGATCCCTTTTCCGTGTAACCAAACAAATAACCTGCGCAGGATATAGCTCCTGGCAAAGCTGATAAGAGTAAACCAGATTCCGATTTCGATTGATGTTGAAAGGTGAGCGTTGACTCCGTAGTGTGGGAGGATTACCCAGTTCGCCAGCACCGAAACACAAAAACCGAGTGCTACGTTGAGGACAGCTTCGGTCAGCGAGGCGGTGTGGCTTTGTGACATATCACTCCCAATTGTTTTCGGTTAGCCAAGTGTCGACGAGCGTATGGACTTCCTCGCGAGAGAGCTTGGTGGAGAGGGAGAGTTCCATCCAGACGGTTGTGTCCTCCCCCTCATCCTCCCCCTCATCCCAAGGATCAATCTTTATTACCGCCCCTTCTTGCTTGGGAAACGACTGACCAAAGCCGGACATGATTACTTCCCTGCGCGGGAGAGTGCGATCATGATGTAGGGATCGGTGTCAGATTGCTTGCGATACCAGGAAGCCCAACCTTTATCGACTTCGGAGATTGGGAGACCCTTGAACTTCCCGAATGGCATATGCGTTGGGATGCGGGCTTCTTCTGACTTCTCGTAGAGTTCCTCGATGGAGGTTATTTCGAGCTTGTTTACGATGCACTGGAGAATTCGGTGCGTGATTGCAACATCGTGGAAGGCACTGTGAGCCTCGCGCAGGACGGTGCGGGAGAGGTCGTTCATCCCGAAGAGGAAGTAGAACATTGCACTAAGCGAATGGCTGTCGAGAGTAGGCCAGATGCGACGGGAGAGGGCGAGAGTGCAGATGCGCTTCCCGGCAGGCTTGCCGAGAGCTTTCCAGTCGAAGTCAATATTGTGGCCGATCAAGTATTCTGCAGCCGGAATTTCGTCAGCGGAGAACTTGGGGAAGTAGACCAAGTCACACGGGAGGATGTGGTGCGTGGCTGCAGCTCCATAGCTGATCGTCAGATCTGTGTTGTACTTGTTGCAGGTGATGTTAGTCTGACGATTGAAGGTCACGTCATCCAGACCTACCCACGCGAATTCGATTACTTCGTTTGGTTCAAGGCCCGTGGTTTCGGTGTCGAGGAGGGCGATGCGAGTGGTACGAGTTTCCATTATTCTAGTCCTGGCAAAGTTGGTTCATCGGAAAGGGATTGGAGTCGCTTCAGAGCGATCCCGTAGTGGGATTGGGAAAGTTCAATCCCGGTCGTGCGACATTGGAGAGTGTGAGCGGCCGGAAATATCGGGCCGGAACCACAGAAGGGGTCGAGGACGGAGTCACCTGGGCGGAAGGAACGAGAGAGAAGATCGCGGAAAAGTTCGACTGGTTTCTGTGCTTGGTGGCCGAGGTTGGTGTCAGGTTGGTAGGTCAGTACGTCGGGGTAGAGATGGTTGACTTTGCGGTCGCCCTTGATTGCGAAGAGGATAGTCTCGTACTTTCGCTGCGGGCCGTGCTCTGGCCAGGGTGCGCGAAAGGCAGAGGGCTTGTACCAGATGAGAGGGGTACGGAAGACCTTCCAGCCAGCGTCGGCGAAGAGAGCCTTGAGGTCCGGGAACAGGTCAATGTCGCAGAAAGAGTATAGATGGGCATCTGGCTTGGTGATGCGAAAACCTTCGAAGGCGAGGGAGGTATAACACTTCATCGCGTTTTCGAGATCGTCGACGTAGGAATGCTTGTCGTACTCTCCGGACTTTCCGCTGTCACCGAATTCATCAGCACCCATTCCATATGGAGGATCAGTCAGAATGATGTCGAAGGTTTCGGCGGGGGCAGTTATCATCCAACTGCAGGAGTCCTCATTCAGGAGGGTATGGACGGAACTGTTGAATGTCCGGCCGACTGTCTCCGCGAGTTCAGTATTCTTCCGAGCGACTTCTTTCCGCTTGAGAATCTTGAATGCCTCGTCGACGGACTTCGCAGCAGCAACCTCCGGGATGTGGAGATGATCAGCGAGGATCAGTTCCTTCCGAGTCATGTCTTGATTTGATCCCAAGCGTGAACCGCGGACTTCTTCCGAGATGTCAGCGGGGGTTGGTGCGGGGCGACCGCTTGCAGTGGCCTGGGCTGACCGGAGTTCCATAAGCTTGGCTGATGCAGCCGCTCGCTCTACCCACGTCAGGTCCATCCGACGAATGTTCTCGTCGAGTTCTGCTTCCATCGCTTCGATCGGGGAGAGGTCTCCGAGGAAGGTGTAGGGGAGGAGGCCCGAGATAACTTCCTCGTTGTCGTACTTGAACTTTCCTCCAAGTTCATAGATATCTTGAATCGCCCGAAGCCGTCGTTCGCCGGAAACGAGGACGTAGTTATCTCCCTCAATGCGGAGGGTGGGGGCGTGGAGAAGGCCGGTCGCTTGAATACTCTCTGAGAGTTCATTCAGTTCCGCTTGTGGAAACTGACGACGCTGTCGATTCTCAGAGATTACAACTCGGTCGATGCTGATGAAACGTTTAGTCATAAGTACTTTCGTCCAAAAAAGAGGGAGGCCGAAACCTCCCCCTGGGTGCTACGTTCGATTACAGAGCCACGACCCCGGAGATCTTCTCGATCGGCTGACCTTCCCACATATCGTGGGCGATCTTGACGCGGACGATCTTCCCTTCCATCTTGCGAGCGGAGAACACGTCGCCCGGCTTGTTCATATCCGTAGCTTCGCGGTATGCACGGAGGCGACGATTCTTGCCCGGCCCGTTGTCGATGGTTCCATTCTCTGTCAGGTCTATCATGATCGAGTCCTTGAGATTCAGGGTAGAGTTGTCCATCCCGAGTTCGGCTTGAATCTCCGCCGGCACGTCGATGGTCAGGGGGATATCCCAGGCGATACCGCACTTGGATGCGTCAGTCCGACCTTGCCACGTGCGGGCAGTAACGGTTCCGACAACTGCGGTATAGTCGCCGACGGGGAGAGGCTTGCGCTTTTCAGTCGGTTCGGTCAGGTTGGCGTCGAGGAAGGATTCAGGATTGAATGCGGAAATGTCGAAAGACATGGTGTTGCTCCTTGAAATGATGTTGCGATTTGAACTGCGAAAGGTTGGTTGGGATTGAGGCTCCCGTGGGCCTTAAAACATTAATTCTTCATACTTGTACTCTTCGAATTCTATTCTTGATTCTACAGCCAGATCAAAATCAGTCCCACGATAAAGCTGTATTCGCTGCCCATTTAAGTATCCATGAGCGTACCATACTTGTCTGGTATTACAAAAGGAAACTCCTTGTACCCCAGATTTATTTTTCGTGCTAATTATTTGCTGCGCAGGCCATTTACGATTTTGCGCTTGTTCAGCTGGCGTAGACCAGCAACAATTATCTTTTGTGTAAGGTCCATCGTTATCCTTACGATCCAAGGTTCTTCCATCTGGGCGCTCTCCCATATCGCGAAGGAAAGCTTCGAATGAGTTCCGCCATTCATAGCAAACATATATCCCACGACCACCGTACCTTGGATAATGCTCATCGTTTATATTATAGCAGCGTGTTTTCATTGACTGCCAGCTTGTATATGTTCTTGTTACCACTTTAAGCCCCCTTTCGTGCAGTCCATTTCGACATAATTTGAGCAAAATCAGGTTTAATCTTACTCATGATGGGGAGACTACGCGTTTTGGTATCTGCGTTACCAGCGGCAGTATCCCAATACCAAGAAGTTCCTTCTCGGACCGTGTAGATAACATCTGAAAATAGCTGTGGTAAGTCGTTTGCAAGTGCTTTGCCAATAGACTTTACCATCAACTTAATACCGCCAGTAATTTCATCTTGCTGTCGTTCAACATGAGCGGTGATGATGAAGGTACAAGCTAGCCCTTGAGTGCACAACCTTAAAAAATTGATTAAATTATTCTGAGCTACCCCGTAATCTGATGGGCTAGCTGTAGGTTTATTGCCTGTAACCATTTTGAATGCTGCATTTCCAAGCTCTGACAGAGAATCTATAACAAAAATTTTATCGCTTCCCCAAGAATCTACAGACCCAAAATTTTGTCCTGTCCTATCATCTGGAAAATTTGAGCAGGCAGAAAGAATTTTGTGGAATGCGTTGTTCTGGCTACGACTTCCGTCTTGCATTTTTGTTAGCGCATCATAAGAAAGTTTACCAACTTTATCGGCCCCATCTAGAAGACCAGCAAGTGTGATTGGCTTAGTCATTGAAACGTGCCAATGTAGATTTTTTGGGACTGGTTTTTCTTTATCACTCCAATAACCGACAAGAGATTCTAGTCCGTTCTCGGTAAATAGACAGAATACTTCTACTGGCGGTGTTTGAGATGCGGCCCAGTCAACAAGTGTTCCAAGTGAGTGAGTTTTTCCGGTGCCGGACGGCCCCATAAGCATAACCTTCGGTCCCATCATCGTGGAGGGTTTCGTGGTAGTTTCAGTCGTCATAACTTGGTTTCCAATTCTCTAAGATTGCGAGTAGCTCGCGGGTTAAAAGTCTGTGGCTTGCTTTTTCGAGCGACTGTGAAGTTAGGAACGTCCCATCACCATGCTTAACGCATCGACGAACTTCCACCACCCAGGAGTTCTTCGGTATGGGGGAATATGAGAAGTGGTGCTGGTAGATTGCTCGCCCCCAGATCTCCCCACAGATCGGACAGAAGTAGGCTGTGTGTGGCCAGTAGGCAGAGACTCGCTCGCCAGAAGATCTGGAGTACCCGCAGCAATAAACCTCCCGTTCCCCAACATTTGCACTTCCCTCGAAATATAAGACTGTTGCATTACCATCTGGAGCAGTCATGCTAGTCCTCCAGAAGAATCTCCCGCCGATTCACAGGGTCCCAGATCTTCCGAACAAACGAGCCGCGAAGCCAGGGTTCAGGATCAGCGGAAAGACAGACTTGGCGGAACTCGCAGCCGCTGTACTCAGTGCAAGCATGGTCGAGAGAGTAGTCAAACACGCCGGATTCCCAGGCTTGTTCCATCCGCTTCATGTCCCGGAGGAGCTGCTCGTACCAGCGTTCGATCATCCAGGCCGGACGGTAAGTGATTGCCTGCATGGTTTCGTATTTCGACTTCAGGATGGAGACTCCACGGACGAGGAAACCTTGCAGCGGGCGGCCAGCCCGAGCTGATCCCCAACAATTTCCAGTAACCATAATGCGTCCAGCCGATCTAATAAGAAAGTAAGAAGAAGGTACTGCCAGACAATGCACTGGACCTTCATATGGAACTTGTTTTTCCTCTGTCAGATGCACTGCATGATGATGTCCCTTCGTGATATTCACCCGATAGGCGGTTGAGTTTGTTTTCCAGCCAGCCTGCGTATGCATGGAAGTATAATGCCCACAAAGAGCTGCTACTGTACGAACCCAATCAGCATTAGAAGGGACGGCTGTGAAATACATCCAGCCCCGAGTGCCTCGTGAAGACCCGTCCCAGTACTGTAATTCCTCAACAAAAATTGAAAGAGCAGAACCACTTAAACCCAAAAGCCAGTTTCCAAAAAGTTTTTCTTCTCCAAGCAAGGAATAAATAGCCGTTCCAACGGAGGTTCCAACCGGAACATGATAAGAAAACGAGCCATCCTGAGTATTGTGCTTACTATATGGAAGCTCAAGTTCATCAAACAACCCTTCTAGTCTGCGGGCTTTTGTCGATTTTGTAAAGTGAAATCTCATAGCTGTTCCGTCTTTCCAGGAACCGTCTGCTTGGAAAGCTACAAGAAGTCGAAGTGCTGCCGGAAGTAATTCTTCCCCACCCTCCTTCATACCAGCGGACAGGAAACGAAGAGCGCCAGAAGTTCTTGGTAAGTTCTCGATTGAGAAAGTCTTATATTGCTGGGAATATGTGTCAAAAACAACCTGTCTGTGCTCTGGGGTTGCTCTGATATGCACTTTTCCGTCGAACTCCGTAAGATACCCTTTAAAATCCATTTCAATGTAATCATTAGGAATTTCAAAGCGAATCTTTCCTGCAGACCAGGAAGCCACTGGAATCCCTTGTGCGAGTTTTGCTATACATACCCAACCTTGAGGGGTTAGTACTTCAGTTTCTGGTGTTACACAGTATCCCGTGAATTGCGAGCGGAGATCCCACTGCTTTGGCCATGAAGCGCCGAGGCGGGAGGTGGTCTTATCATCTTCCCCGAATACACCGCCGGCATAGTCACAGACCATATCCATGCGACCGACGTAGAGGACGGGATCGCCCGTCTCTGGATTCGTAAAGTCGATCGGCTCGGCGAAGGAGAATTCGATTCCGCGGGAGCCTCCGGGGAGGGAAACCGGGATTGCATGATCCTTCGCCATCGGGTATTGCTCGAAGTAGTATTCGAACGCGCCCATCATACGGGAGAGGGACTTGGCGGAATCTTCCGGACACTCGAAGTCGCCATAGAACTCGATCAGAGCCTTGAGGCCCAGGGCGATGGCGGTTTGTTCGGGCTGGTTGTCGAGATAGAAAGCCCGGCGAGCGGCTTCGAGACCGGCAGCATACGCACCGCCGGCGTGGAGGTGGATGGAAAGAGACTTGGGTTTGTAATGGTCAAGGTAAGCGAGCTGCATCTTGCGAGGGCAGGAGCGGAAGGAGGCGATGATGGTGGAGTCGATTACCTTGGGGAATGGTGGGCGGATGTAGGACATGGTTAGCTTTCGGGGAGAGAGGGGTTGTGCGTGAGGCAAAGAAGGGTGGAACGGTATTCTTGGAGGCGGGTTATTTGTTTCTCGGCTTCGAGCTGGATCTTCTCGATCTGATCGTCGACGCGCTTGACTTCATCTTCCCGGACGGTGGAGTCTGGAAGCCAGGTTACTTCAACTTCACACGTCCCGACTTTAGTCCAGTAATTTGACATATCCAGCGGGGGAACGTAGATTGTGCAGGCTGCCAGTCTTTCTTCGTCTGTAGATGCACGAAGGAAAGCTTGACGAAAAGTGTCAGTCAGATACAACGTTGCGGGGATTTTCATTTTGAGCCTCCAGTCCTATCAAAGTCCTTCGAGTTCCGCCAGCAGATCATCCGCCGACGGTATAGCTTTCACAGCCTTTGCCCGGCGGGAAGTGTCGCTCGCAACAGCCGCGCTCTTGCGGTCACCACGAAGGGCTTCAATCGCTTCCGTAAGGTCAGCGACAGTCAGGGTTCCCTCCAGAGCAGCTTGCCTCCAGACGGCGATTTTCATATTGAGTTCAGTGGATGCCATGATTATTCCTCGTAAGAGTGATTATTGCTGAGGGTGTCGAGAAGGGAGTCTAGAGCGTATGCGGAGAGATATGGGAGGGTGTCCATGCTGAAGAGGGGAACGCTCAGGATTTCGAGTTCAGCGGGTTCGTCAGGATAGCCTGGATCTCCATTCGGCATGTACATTCTGCCGGGTCTGCCGGGACTGTAGTAGTAGCTTACTTCTACGTCCTGCTCACCAAGAACCCCGAAGTCAAGTGTAACAGTTTGCGAAAAGGTTGTCATGAGCATTCTCCTCTGAGTTGCATGAGAACTCGGCGCAGTGTTTCGGGGGTTGCCGTGATGAAGTGCTGGCCTGGGGGTGTGTCGGAAAGGTAAGGAGAAACATCCACGGTGCGCTTGTTAAAAAAATCCCTGATCGCATTGCAGACGAATTCTTGATAAGCTCCCTGCGGAACTCGGTTCTCAAGCTCGGACCAGAGCAGTATGTCCAGACGGGCGGCAAGATCTGCCGGAATCGTGGTGTGGAGATGCTTGTTCGGGGTAACAGCAGGCTTACGCGGCATTGAGAACTCCAGTCAAGATAGTATCCCGAACGAGCTGCGCGCGAGTAGCGAGGCGCTTCGTTTCCTCACAGTCGAATTCAGTGGTAGCAAGATTGAACCGCCCACCTGCAGCGATGTAGCGGAGGGCGTCAGCCTTCTCCCAGGGCTTGGTGGCGTAGAGGAATCGGATCTCAGTCTTCCCTTTCGGGAAGTTAAGCTCGTAGCCCTCTGTGTTATAGTGAAACCTGTTCGGAACGGGGGATGTAGTCAGTGGATTCATTTGAGCCTCCAGAAAAAAATCGGTCGGAATTGACCGAATATGAACATGTTACCACGACATAACGTGTTCAGTCCAGCAAGGGATGAAATTACTTTACGTAACCAGCCTCCACAGAGCAAGTCCAAGAATTCCCATCGCACAGATCCAGGCGGTAATTTCGAGTGCAAGTTCGCCGTGGGTTCTTGTTATTCCAAGCTCCCATTTTTTTCGCTCCATGTAAGCTTCCACTTCGAGAGTATCTGTTATCGAGACTGGCCAGCCGGCGCGGATTTGACTGGCGAGGAGTTCCAGACGTGGATCACGTTTGAAAGAAGCTTGTTTTGGTTCGGCTGTTCCAGAGATATGCCGACGCGCCGGTTTAATTTCTTGGTTCATTTCTTCACCTCCTTCACACAGTTGTGACAAAGACGACGTTTCTCTCCGCGCCAGATAAGAAACTTACTTCCGGCAGTGGAATCGTAGGTATTATTACACCGACAACAATGCCAGGTTGATTTGAAGGTCATGGCTTTCTTGCTTTGTAGAGTGGTTCCCAAGCTGGTCGGTTATATTTCGCAAGATATTCTATCTGCTCTTTGGTTGGCGCTTTCCGATTAAATGCGAAATATCCCAATTCTTCGTCGTCCGCAAACATCCAAGCAACAGGCTCCGCATCGCAGAGGATGTAACCCTTTAAGTCTTCGTCCTTGGCGGCAAGTTGCTGCTCAAGATTTTTTATTTTGCGTTCATATTCATCAAGCGCCCTGCAAATAACCTCCGCCTCTTCGCCGTAAAATTCAAGCCTACGAACTGTGCTCATCTGAACACTCCCAACAGTGCTATTAACGAGGCCACCACAATCGCGCCTATGATCAGCCCCTCGATAAATGTTTGTGCTTCTCTGTTCATTGATTTTGCCTGTAAATGGTGGGGTGGCCGGTGCTGATCTCCGGCTTGTGATCTTGCATCTGGATAGTAACGATGCTTACTGCGTGGTTTCCAAGCGTTGAGGCGCTACACCCACGTTTGACCTTTTCCAATTCACTGACAGGCACCCGAACCCTCTAGTGCTTCGTCGTCAAAGTCAGCGGATCAGCATTCCGCATTCACCCCATTAACTTTAATTCGACTGGAACGCCGGATTCTTCTCTTGTTGGCCTGTTGCAGCCTTTTCTTGCGCAGCCTCTTCCGCCCGCTTTCTTGCCCCGAAGCAATCACGGGAATTGAGCACCTTGACCTCCTCGACATTGCAGATCAGATCTTCTGCCAGCGTGTCAAGCCCGTGATTCTTCGCCTGCCGCGCCATCTCGAAGCCTTTACACCAGTCGACTCCGACACTGAACGAGATCAGCCCGCCTCCGCTGGCATTGCTTCCACCAAAGCCCAGGACGTTCATGCAGTTAGAAGTGGGAGAGCCGAGCTGCAGCGCAACGTCCGGAGCCTGACGAACTGTGACCTTACCTCCGACGGTTGTAGTACCGCTCGTGACAGCTGGCTGTGCTGGGGCAGTGAAGTTGAAGTTCATGGGAGCGATTGAGGCGGAGGATGATCCTCCCTGGCCACCTTGTCCACCAGCTCCCCCGAGAGCGGAGGAATTCCCCCCTGTTGCACCGCTGATTGAAGCTGATCCAGCGATTGCACCAGCGGCGGAGAATGAACCGGCCGAGCTGGAAGCTGTGGTTGAATGGTTCTTTCCCTTCCGTTCATGATCTTTTCCCTCCGTGGCGATCACCTGCCCGGCGAAGAGAGTGGATAATGCGACTGCGATAAGAATCTTTTTCATGATTTCGGTCCTGTAGAAAAATTAAACGAAGTAAGACAAGTGTTTCGAGAAACAACTGTGGGTAAATCAATTCATAAGAGCGAGCCTCTTCATCAAGCCTCCGGAAAGAAGAGTGGGGGAAGAGTTTCCTCCTCCCCCCTTCCCGCTCCACGTCGGAGGCTCAAGTCCCGTGGAACTCGGAGACAGTGGGGGGACACTGCTCCTGGCTTCGTTGGTATTCCGATCGGGCAAGCCCGGCAGATCTCCAACCAGCTTAGCGGAGAGGGCAGCTTTTGACTCCCCTCTCGACTCAGCCGGCTTGATTAACCTTCGAGTTCGGCCATCAGGTCGTTTGCATCGACCTTCTGAACCTTGGACTTCTTGTCGGCTTCCAGGCGGGCGATGACAGCGCCGGTCTTGGTAGTCGGGTTGCGGAAGCTTGCGTACAGTTCTGCGCGGGAGAGCTTTTCGCCCTTGGCCTTCGCCGCATCGAGCTTGCTCTGCAGGAAGTCCTTGACGTACTGGACCGACTTCCCGGTGACTTCGCAGATGGCCTTGATGACCACGGAGGCGCCGGAGAAGCCGTCACCCGTTGCGCGGGTCGCAGTCCACTCTCCCCGTTCCAGACGAGCGATCATGTCATCAACTGCGATAACCATATCGTCCAGATCTTCTTCGCCCGCTGTTTCGTCGCCGATCTTCTGGCTTGCGCCGTGACCAGCGAGCTGGTACAGGTTGGCGGCGGAGAGGGTGAAAGTCCGGGTCTGCCCGTTGCGGAAATCGAAGCGGACTTGAACCACCTTGCCGTCGATGATGACTTCCTTCAACAGCCTTTTCTTGCCAGCGAATCCGACCACCCGCCCGTCTTCCATCGTGACTTGTTCGACTTCAGTCGGGGCGCGTTTGGTGCTGGTAGCTACTTCACTCATTGTGAGACTCCTTATTACTCGTGAGCATCCTTTGATGGCGATTGCCCTTACTCCAAATCTGTACAACATTCCCTATGGAAACGTCATCATCTCATTTTTTTCGTTCGGGGTCAAGGAAGTTTTTCCGCTCGGTTGAAAATAGTTGCCGGGCGGCTGTCTATCCCCGTCCACCGTCGATCAAGAACCAGATTCCTATGAGAATTAGAACGTAACTTAGGGTTTGAAGGAAATTATCCACGGAGTTCGTTCTCCTGCCCGGTTTTCCCCCTGAAGTAAAGTTCCGCCCGCGGAGTAAGCTGTGTGCGGAATTTCGTGTTTTCTTTCTCCCAAGAGATTGAGAGGAAGTAGGTGAATTCGCCTAACACAACCTCCCAAAGGAAGAACGAAATCATGTCATTCAAGATGACTGTCGGGAGTTCTTTCTTCCTGCCGAGCAGTTGAACATATCGTTGGGCAAAATGTGAAGCAATGATCGGGGTCACGACTTCCTGGCCGCCCCAGGTTTTGTCAAGCTCACTGCCCCGCTTCCTCCCATAAGCCAGCACGACTGGTCTCGTTCTGTCCGTTCCTTCAATTTGTCCAACTCTCAGTGAGCCGGGAATGTTTTTAACTGTCATCTTGAGCCTCTCTATTCAAAGAAACATCCATTGAAAGCATTGAAGAAATCGTCGAGGAACTGCTCGGTGTGTGATACCTTTCCCGCTTCCCCACGAAAGCTTGCCATCATCGCTGCTAGGCCATAATTCGGATCAAGCACACCGATCAGGTTGAAAGCCTTTCCAAGCTCTCTCATTACTCATCCTCCAGTTCGATCAGTTCAAGTACTGCCAGCATCCCTTCCGCTGGCATCATTCCGAGCGCTCCACAGTATTCGCACGGGGCGAATAGGCCTACTTGGTCATCTTCCGCTTGCTCGATCGGCCCTTGACTTCCACACCGGCGGCAGAATCCTTCTCCCTCCTCCGCTGCCGCGTGGAGTTCTTTCTTGGTGAATTTACGCATTGTTTTCGTCCTTTCTGTAGTAACCACAAGAATTCAGAAATTTGCACAGGTTGAAGCGAGGATTATCTTGTTTGAATTTTCTCGCAAGTCCTTCGGCAAGGTTATTCAAGCCGGCTTGTGTCAGCTCTCCCCTTGCCCAAGCGAATCTCAGCTCCTCTGCTAGCATCTCATAATGCTTTCGTGACATCTTTCTTCTCCTATCAATCGACCATATAGCCGTGCAAGAAGACTCTTTCGAATCTTCTTGACCAGTCCTACGACCAGATATGTTTCGTTCGTGCGAGCCAGCTTGCTCGTGCCTGCAGCCCTGTCAGCCCTCCATTGATCCTCTTTGTCACTCCGGTCAGATCATCCTGATCCGCCAGCTCATTACATCCGGCATCTTTCCAAAAAATTGCTGCCACCGCCAGACAGCGCATCGGGCTTACCACCAGCTCTGGAAATGCCACCAAGTCCGAGCTGATATACTGTCCGGTTGCTTTCAGCAGGTCTGAGAGCCTCTGATAGTTCGCTTTTCCGGTCAGTTGGATCAGTCCCCTCCCCCTGTACTTCCACCCATCTCCCGGCTCTGTGTTCCCTATCCGCCCACCATACACTTCGTTCGCCAGTGCTTCCGGATTATACGCGAATTTTTCCGGATCAAGCTTTCCGCGAGGAAGAAATCTACTCGGCCAGACGACCGCCAGCCTCTTTGCACTGTAGTTGAGATTCTCATAAAGTACAGAAAATCCGCCGGATTCGTGCAAAATCTGTGCCATGAAGTGCGCCACCCGAAGGGGAGTGTCAATCCCATATTGGTGTGCGGTGTCTTTCCAACTGAACTTGAAAGCCTCAAGATAAGCTGTCCGCACGTTCGGGGCGAGTCGGAGAATCTGCTCTTCCGTAACTATAATATCCATCTTTCTTTCTCCTAGTAATGATCTACGTTGATTATCAAGCATTCTGGTGATTCTTCTTGCTTTCCTTTATCACCAAACTGAGCAAAAAAACAATCCGGTTTAATCATCGCCCATGTTCCTTCCCATTCAGCGAAAACCGGAAGGTCTCGTGAAATACCTTCCCGAGTCAAAAATTCGATAAGCTCTCCAACCGTGAGAGTTCTCACTGTTCTGCAGCCTTGTGTAAATGTTTTCATCTTTCCTTCTCCTTTAACCGATCACTATGACCGACGAAAGGGACTCTCGCGAATCCCTTTGATCTGTCCGGATCAGAACAGCAAGTCCATCACATAATCCGGCTCCAGTCCGAACTCATCTTCCAGAACTTCTTCCGGATCTTCACACCCTTCCACTACTCGACGACGAGCCTCTGCGATTGCTTCCTGTGCATCCGCCCTGCTCATTCCATCCCTTCGCATCAAGACGGGGAGGATTTTGTAGCTCTCAGTATGCATGGCGACCTCCGCGCGTGCGGGCGGCTGTGAAGTCGGCTCTCGGGAGCGGTCGTTCTTCCCCAAGCGTTTCCTCCGGATCTTCCCCCCCAACGGAATACTCACTTGCTTCATCCAGAAAGCTCTCGGTTTCCCCTCCAGTCGCTCCACTCCCCCGAACTATCCCGCGTAGTACTTCCCGCTCTGCATTAAACATTTGAGCCTCCTTTTCCTTGTTTCCCTTGATCGTGGAGTCTCCAGATCAAGATCTCTATCACATCTGCAAGATTCCCTCCAACTGCTCCCACCATCCAGCGGAGTGTCGGCCAATCCTGCTCCCGATTCCCGAGAAACAATCCCACTTGATCTCGGAAGTTAAGCTTGGGAAGTTCGAGCTTCCCCTTCGCCGCGCTCATAACACCGCCCCTTCTTCCGCTGTTTCAAGCAATTCATCCAGTCTGGATTGAATTCGGTCCATCACTTCATCATGGCTTGCGAATTCCCACAAGTCCAGAATCTCTCTCGCCTTGTCGGTCAGGCTCTCCCCTCCCGCCGCGATGAATCCCTCCTTTTCCAGTTGTACTGCGATCTTGAGCGATTGAAGCCGCTCATATTGCGTTCCAAGTCGTGTTAGCATTTCATTTCCTCCGAGTCGGCAGAATTGCCTCCAAAACCGCCCGCGAGCGAGCGACTTTGAAAGAAAACTACTGGTACTAAATTCGTTTGTTTCTCGGTTGATATAGCCATCTCCTATCCGAAAATCCACCAAACTGCAAGAGCCTCCGTTCTTTCCTATTCACTTCCTTCTCCTTTCAAGAAACCTACATTTCCCTCCCTTTTTACAGCAAAGTAACAAGTTTGGAATATTGTCCGCTGATCAGAGCTATTTCAATTTTGTAGGGAAGGTGCATTTTTGCTGTTGCTCTGGCAGCATTCCAAAACCCAAAGATTGCAACTTGGACTATCTCTCGATCAAGTTTCGGACGGGTTCCAAAACCACAATCTCTTAACATAGTAGCACAGTCAATTTTCAGCTTTTCCCCGCGTTCTTCCGACATTGTTTTCACCTTACTTCTCCTTTCAAGTTATCCCGTGTTATGAACACGTTATACCACCATAACATGCCCGCACATTCCATACAACATAGTTTTGCCGGCGCAACGTCAGCCTATTCCAAGCAATTCCCGCATTTGTTTGAGCACATCTTCCGAAACCTTCGGATCAGGCTTGCAATCCTCTTGTGCAAACGGGTTCTCCGTGCTCACCTGCGCCTGCACCGCCCTCAGACTCGCCGCAATCACCTCTTCATCACCCCCAAATCTCGGACTGTCCAAGCTATCCGCCTCGTTCCAAGCTTGCTCCACCACAAACCCTCTCGCTGGCCCTGTATCCATCCAGCTCTCCCCCCTCACAATTCTCCCCACTTGCCCCACACTCACCCCATACTTTGCCCCCAGTTCCCTCTGCGTCATCCCGTTCATATACTCCCTCCGCATCGCCTCAACCTGCACGGCCCCCAACTTCGCTGCCCGTCGATTATGCATCCCAAACTTATGTACCATTTCCTTCTCCTTTTCTTCCCACATTAAAAAAGCTATTCGCCCGTCCATCCCATTCAACCGCGCATTTCCCCGGTCGCTCGTCCTCCTCCTATCCACCTCCTCTACAATCTGCATACAGGGGCCTTTGTCCCTGTGGGGGTGTTCTTAAGAGAAAAAAAAATAAAAAAAAAAAATCTAGACCTCTTTTACTAAAATCCCGGCCAGGGACACACACCCCTGTATGCAGTTTGTAAGGGTGGAGGTGGAGGTGATGATATGTGATGTTATGATATGTGATGTTATGTGATATCCATGCCATTGTCAAGCAAGGGCTGCGTTTATCATCATTCGGTTATATTCACATAATCGACGTGTAATCAATTTTTCCCGACACCCTCATTATGCCATTGCCGCCGCGTTCGAACGCGTGCATAATGTGTTGCCGCACGTCTCGCGGCCATCGTCAATCACCCGAGGATCCCGCCATGCCCCCGCCCGTAATTCTCAACGATTTCACTGCAGCCGAAATCCAAGCAGCACGCGCGCGCTTGGGAAGCCCGCGAACGGACCGCCCTTGTCTCTGGTGCGAGAAGATTAAATCCATGCGGGCTGATCAGCATTTCTGCTCTACCGCCTGCCGCTCGGCTTACGCAAGGACTGCAGCGCAAATTGCTCATGAGAGATTGGTCCGAGAAAAAGAGATCTGGCTCACCGAACGAGAGGGGCTTATCCGCGAGATTGCTGAATTGCGGCATCGACTAGGCGAGTAAAGCAAAAAGGCGGGCAATCTTTTCAGACGCCCGCCTCGATTGCTATCCGTTCAGCAATGGACCAACCACGCCCGCCAGTTCCTGCAGGAACATCCACAAACTCCACGGACCAGGCCGCGTGACCTCCGTCGGCTCAGTTCCCACCCAAAACGCGATGAATGCGGCAACAGTCCAAAGAATGATGATAGCGGTCTCTCCGCCTCTGTGCATGGTGCGATGTATCATTTCACCGGCCTCCATTTGGTTATCATCCGCCGAATTGCGGCGATGCGATCGTAGGTCATTTCGAGCCTCCATTAGGTTACGGGAACAATTCCCACAATACCCCCTGTCACGGGGCATTAGGGGGTTATTCCTCCTCGTCGCCCGCGTCATCCATCTCCGCGAGCAGATCGTCCGCGCTCACATTGGAACGCTCGGATTTGATTGCGGCAATTGCGGCAGCTACCTCGCGTGTTTGCGCAAATACCGCATACGCCTCGCGCCGTGAAATCCCCCGTTTCTGTTCCATCCGAAACGCGAGACCTTCGCAATCCTTGTCTGGCCAGACGCGCTTCATCGCCTGCAGCGTGATTCCGGACACATCCTTCGATGCCCCCCCGCCCGCCGCCCGTTTGCGGTTCCATTCGCTCGTGCCGGTCATGTAGTGGTCGATCAAATCAGCCATTTTCGAGCGCTTCAGTTCGAGCATTTCGCTCGACGTCCTGATCGTACCGTCGGAATCTGCCCGACTCACGGCTGCGGCGTCAATGATACGGACCTGCGCCATTCCGACACATGCGGCACGGCGGACAACATCTGGATGCAGCTTGCTCATGTTGAGAATGAGCGAGGGTTGTCCCTTGATCTCAAATGTAACGATGTTGAAATCATCCGAAATTATCGGGCTGATCATCTGATTGTCTTTCATGGTGGAGCCTCCATTGATTGGGCCATTGACGAATTGCCGTTGGTCACGCCAGCTTATGAGCAAGCCTCGTGCCAGATCCAACTGCAGTCAGCCAAAACAATCCTAACCCGTTGATTACAAACGATAATCCTGCTCGTACCATGCCACCAGCATCCTGGCATACAATATGCGTAATGTGACAATTTACGGCACTAGTGACGCAATTTGCGGCATGTTGTATCCGCGCAACAGTTCCTCCTTCTTGACGCGCCCGCTCGCATGTATCCCTGTCGCACGCCCGCCCACACCCAGGTAGGCGCCCGCGTAAGGGGAGGGGAGGGGGGAAAACTTCGCGCGTGTATTTATATATCTAGCCTCCGTCAGATAATTTTTAGTTTTGAGGAGATGTGAACACGTTACGTCAACATTACGTGAACAAGTTAGCCTCGTTCCCCCCGTGCTCCAAGCAGGCTATTGACATTCGCGCGCGAGAGTGGTATTGTGAGCGGACAGACGGATAAGAGGCTACTACGATGGGCGTGAGAGAGGATGACTGGAGAGACGAGCTGGGAGGGCTGGGGGAGGGACAGCCGCCCGTCGGTGCCCGGCCGCCCGCGAAATTGCGCTACACGCACGAAGCCGTGATCGACATGATCCTCGCAGACCCAGGGATTAGTCAAGGAAAACTCGCAGCGATGTTTGGCTACACGCAAGGCTGGCTCTCTACGGTGATGGGAAGTGACGCGTTCAAGGCGAAGCTGGCAGAGCGGCGGAACGAGATGATTGACCCCGTGCTTGCCCTCAGTATTGAAGAGAGGTTCCGGGGGGTCGTGGAGAAGAGTCTCGAGGTCTTGCAGGAGAAATTGAGCCAGCCCGCCCTTCAAGTACCCGACCAGCTCGCTCTCCGGGCGGCAGAGCTAGGGGCAAAGGCGTTGGGACTGGGAGGTAACCAGCCCACCCCGATCGTCATGGTTCCGCAGGATCATCTTGAAGGACTAGCCGGGCGGCTGTTGGCACTCCAGTCGCGGGTAACGGAGCGGGTGATCGAGGGTGTGACGATCGAGAAGTCGTTCAGCTCCCCCCTTCAAGGTGAACTCGTCCTATGAGCTCCGTCGCTCGGGTTGAACTCTCGGCAGAACTGATCGAAGCGTTCGCAGGAACCTTCCTCAGTCCGCTGTATGACAACCCGCAGCCAACGCCACAGCTTCACCGGGATTGCTGGGAACTCTACTGTTCGGGAGTTGAGCTTGCTGCAATTGCCGCTCCCCGCGAACACGCAAAGAGTACCGCACTCACCCACAACTATGGCCTCGCCACTGCTCTCTTCCGCTCGCAAGATTACATAGTGATCGTCAGTGCGACTGAAGAACTCGCAATGGGCCACATGTCTGATATTGCGAAGGAACTCCGCGAGAATGATGATCTTATCCGCGAGTTCAAAATCAAGGGTCTAGTCACAGACTCCAAATCCGATATTATCGTCGAGTTTCTGGACGGTCACCAAGCCCGCTTCATCGCGAAAGGTGCCGGTCAGAAAATGCGCGGGATGAAGTGGAACGGGAAGCGTCCCGGCCTGATCATTTGCGACGATCTAGAAGAGGACGAACAAGTTGAAAACTATGATCGCCGCAAGAAATTCCGCAGGTGGTTTTATCGTGCCTTGCTTCCTTGCCGTCGTCGTGGTGGTTTGGTTCGCATGCATGGCACTATCCTGCATGAAGACGCCCTTCTATCCAGGCTTCTCCGGGCATCCACTTGGTCCACGAAACTCTTCCGCGCACATGCTGCATTTGATGACTTTTCCGACATCCTGTGGCCCGAGCAGTTTCCTGAATCCCGTTTGCGTGCCATACGACAGGCCTTCATTGATGATGGAGATGCCGCGGGATATAGTCAGGAATACCTGAACGATCCCTTCGATAATAACGAGGCGTATCTTCGGAAGGATGATTTCCTTGCTATGCTGGAGGATGATTACTGGGCGCAAAAGGTTTACAGTGTAGGGGTCGATTTCGCCGTGAGCAAGCTCGATCGGGCAAACCGGACGAGTTTCACCGTTGGCGGTAAGATGCTGACCGGAAAAATCTGCGTCGTGGATCAGCACGTTGGGCGCTGGGACGCCCTCGAATGGATCGACAAGATGTTCGAGATCGACGAGAAGTGGAGTCCCGATCACTTCACTGTCGAGGGTGGAGTTATCTGGAACGCGCTCGAATCGACGATCTACCAGGCGATGCGTGACCGCGACCAGTACCTGAAATTCCTGGTCATCAACCCGGTCAAGGATAAAGCAACCCGCGGCAAGCCCTATCAAAAGCGCCATCGTGCGGGCGGAATTCTGTTTGATAAGAAGGCAGAGTGGTATCCGGCTTACGAGGCTGAGAATCTTCGCTTCACCGGGACGAGCGACGCCTTGCAGGATGACCAATTCGACTCCACCGCAATCCTGGTGAAGGGCTTCGAAGCCTCTCCTGACCCCGACGAAGACGATTTTATCGAAGAAGAAGAACTCGAAATGCGTCGCCACGATCCCAGAATACTTCAAGGCCGCTCGGCCATAACCGGATATTAAGATGAAAGTATCGGAAGCGCTAGATCTGAAAGAAGTAGTTCGCAGCACGAATGTTGCGGAATTGCTTTCGACTACTGACAGGGCGAACATTGCCGAAGAGGTTATTTCCGGCTACCAACTCGATCTGAATTCCCGCTCCGCGTGGGAAGAGAAGATGAAGATGGCGCTGGACCTCGCGCTGCAAGTTTCGGAGGAGAAATCCTTCCCGTGGGTCGGTGCGGCGAACGTGAAGTTCCCCCTGATTACTGTCGCAGCTCTGCAATTCCACGCTCGGGCTTACCCCGCGATGGTTCCTGGTCCCGACATCGTGAAATGCCAGACTTTTGGCCCCGATCCTGATGGTCGGAAGGCCGCTCGCGCCGCCCGTGTAGCCGCTCATATGAGCTACCAAGTCCTGGAAGAGGACGAAAACTGGGAAGATAGCCACGATCGCGTCCTGATCACTGTTCCAATTATCGGCTGTGCGTTCAAGAAGTCATACTTCGACTCTGATCTAGATCACAATGTCAGTGAAAACATCCTGGCAAAGGACTTGGTGATTCCCTATTTCGCGAAAAGTCTCGACACAGCCAGTCGTGTAACCCACGTATTGCAGTTGAGCGCGAATGACGTACTTGGAAAGGAACGTCAAGGGGTTTATTGTGAGGCTCCTGCTGAAACCCCTCCCACCTACAACGGTTTCGAGAATATTCTGGACGAGGCAAAGGCTAATTCTCAGGGCGTGACACCTACAGGCGATGATCCCGAAACTCCGTATCAGTTACTTGAGCAGCATTGCTGGCTTGATCTGGATGATGACGGGTTTAAGGAACCCTACGTGGTTACCGTGCGTCAGGATACGGGACATCTTTGCCGGATTGTCGCTCGTTTCACCACGAAAGATGTGAAGAAAACTTCTGCTGGAAAGATCTACCTCATCCGCGCTACCAATTACTTCACGAAGTACCCCTTCATTCCCTCTCCTGATGGTGGCATCTACGATCTCGGCTTCGGAATTCTGCTGGGTCCCTTGAACGAGTCAATCAATTCGCTGATCAATCAACTACTTGACGCTGGAACTCTCTCCAACACGGCTGGAGGTTTTCTTGGTCGCGGGGCGCGGATTCGTTCGGGGGATACCAGCTTCCGCCCGTTCGAGTGGAAGAGGGTGGATGCCACGGGGGATGACCTGAGGAAGAATGTTGTGCCGCTCGACGTGAAAGCACCGAGTACAGTTCTTTTCTCCCTCGTGCAACTCCTCATCAACTACGGCGAGCGTGTTGCCGGAGCGACTGATCCCCAAGTCGGCGTGAATCCCGGTCAGAATACTCCTGCCGAAACCTCCCGCAACATGATTGCTGAAGGTCAACGAGTCTTCATCGGAATCTTCAAACGCCTCCATCGCGCAATGAAAGAAGAGTTCCGCAAACTTTACTTGCTGAATCAAGTTTACCTGGACGACACGGTCGAGTACTACGCCACGGCCTCCTCTACTCCCGCAAAAGTACTGGCTGAAGACTACCAGGAAAGTGAGAAGAGTATCTGCCCTTCCGCAGACCCAAACATGGTGTCAGACGCCCAGAAGATTCAGCAAGCCCAATTCCTCCGCGAGGCGAGTGCAGTGACCGCGGGCTATGATCGTGCGGCTGTAGAGCGGAGATTCCTTCGCGCTCTCCAGATTACCGACATTGAAGAAGTATTCCCTGGTCCAGAAAAGGTTCCCGCCCCGGTTCCGCTCCAACTTCAAGTTGCCCAGCTCAAGGCTCAGACACAGGCTAACAAGGACAACATGACGATGAAGTTGGCTGCGATGGAACTTCTCGGCGAGGTCGAAGTAAATCAAGCCAAGATTGAAGAACTCCGTGCGAATGCTATCAAGCTCCTCGCCGAAGCAAAGAGCGAAGAGAATGGTCACGCCATCGCCCTTCTCAACGCTCAGATAGGGGCTGCCAAAGCACACCAGGAAGGTTTGCTGAGGTCAGCTAAGATAATCCTTGATGGCATCAAGATGAGACAGGAGATGGATAATGGAAGTACAGGCACGAGTCAAGCAACCTCTGCCCTCGCAGGAGGACTTCAACAGTTGGCGGGCCCACCCAGTAACCCAGGCAGTATTGGACTACCTGCAGAGCAAAGTAACGGAGCTCCAATTGGACTGGGTTAACGGTGCATTTACTGGTCCCGGACCTTACGAGACGCTCCAGATGAACTCTGAAGCTATCGGTCGGGGGCAAGCGTTCGCATTGCTGATGGATCTCGATCTGGCTGATCTGGAGTCCAAGTCATGAGCGCGGGAATTCGTCCTGTTGGCCACGTGATTCTGGTACTTCCACTGGAGGTTGAGGAGGTTTCGAAGGGCGGCATCATTGTTACAACTGGTTCGCAAACACGGCGCGAAGAAATGGGACAGACGGAAGCAACTGTTATCTCCCTCGGAAACACGGCGTACGCTGATCAGAAGGAACCGTGGTGCAAGACTGGTGATCGAGTGGTTTTCGCTCGATACTCTGGAACTGAAAGAAAAGGGTCGGACGGGAAGATGTATCGTCTGATCAACGACCTTGATGTTAAAGGTGTCTTGGAAGGAGAGAAGTGATGGGCTACATGCTGAAGCGGTATCTGGAAGAAACCACGGATGGAGATCCGGGCGGCGGTGGTGCGGCTGATGACGTCGCGCTGGCGGAAGAAAAGGAAGCTCGTGTTTTCGGGTGGCGTCCTGCGGAAGAGTTCGATGGTCCGCCGGAACGCTGGAAATCTGCTGGTGAGTTCCTCGCAGAAGGCAAGCGCATCAATGGTTTTCTGAGAAAAGATCTGGATAAGCTCCGCAACGAGCTGACGAAGCGGGACCAAACCCTGGCTGAACTCCAGAGCACGATTGTACAATTTGCCGAGTTTCATCGGGAAACGGAGACTCGTGCATACGAAAGAGCGAAGAAAGAACTGCAGGACGCCCGTCGGGATGCTCTGCGAAACAACGATGGTGACATGGTAGTTGAGATTGAGGATCGCCTGAATGCCTTGGGGGACGCACCCCCGAAGCTTCCGATCAACATTCCCTCACCTTCTACTACGCCCGAGCCTGACCCGACCTGGGTTGCTTGGGTGAATGAAAATTCGTGGTTCAAGGACAATACGAAGCTGCGTGCTATCTCAAATGGCTACGCAGATATCGTCAGGGCTGAAAGTCCGAACTTGGTTGGTCGTCCATTCCTGGATGAAGTGAAGAGACGTGTGCAGGAAGACTTTCCGGAGCATTTCCAAAGTCCTGCTCGCCGTCAACCTACTGCGGTAGGTAGCAGTGATGACAGTCGTGGACCGAGCGGATCGCGTAAGACCTACGCGGATCTTCCGGCCGAGGCAAAGCAAGCTTGCGACAAGTTCGTCAAGCAGAAATTAATTCCCTCGCGCGAAGCATACGTTCGCGATTACTTTGGAGATGCAGCATGACTCAGACAATTACCCCCACTCCCCAGGTTCGCACCCAAGCTGACCGACCGAAGCGTGAATCTCGAGTTCCCTTCGGCGTCGCTCGGACCAAGCTTGAAGTCCCTATGACACTGGAAGGTTACCACCT